AAACTTAGCTCGGGGTCGAGCGTTTGGGATGATAGTACACATTTAAGTTTGTGTTCGCCCCCGGCCAATGGCCGAGGATCATGCCAAAATTGCCATCTCTGACTTTAGGCGTTTATGCCTGAAGATTTAAACCGTCATAAGAGTATGACGGCACCCATCGCCGGACCATTCGGTTTTTATACCGCATGGTAGATCTTTCCAAATGATCCTTATCACGCCCCAGAAGGGGCGTGGTCAGGCATTTGAGAAGAGCGGCATATCCATCAAGCCGATCCCGGAATTTCACCGGTTTCAGCGCAAAAGTTCTTGTCATGAACTGATGCGTGCCATAGCACCACTTATGTGGCTCTACAGCATCATGGCGGGTATGCCACCCAAGCGAACCACTCTGAGAGGATACTAGAGGAAGAGTACTTCCTAAATACTCTTCAACTTTCTCCTTCAGATAGTTGCTCGTCGAGTATAAACCTTGCAACCACATGTGGTTACTAAGGCTAACAAGATGAGCACAAACGCTTGGACTTTCGGCGATTTGATGTGGCCAGTACCTAATGTAAATGGGAGTTATATCAACCCCCATGAACGCTTCGGTACCACAGCTTTCTCTGAAGTTACCTTCAAGAAAACTCTTCTTGACGTTGACTTTTAGGCCAACATCGTGAAGCCACTTTACCACCTGGTGTGCGTGGTCAGAGTGCACGATAATATCATCACCGTACACCCGAACCAGCCGCGAAGCGCGCCTAACCTGACCGATGTTGGGTTTAACCCCCCAACTATGCAAAATAGCTGCGATGCATACTACAGCAAAGCAAATACTTTGCACCGGAAAGGTCGTGGCGTTACCCATACCAGCATATTTCCCTAAAGTTACTTCCGGGGCATTGTCAGACCCGGTGTACACAAAGGGAGAACGGCTATCCATCAAACACCGATGAAAATCAGTGTGATGTCCGAATACGGACCCGACCAGCTTTTGGCTGAGAAGATCCGACGCGGACTTTAGATCGATGGTAGCCCACATGCCGTTTTGGGAGCCTTCCAACGCTAACTTTTGATTTAGCGATTGGTCGGTAAGAGCTAAGCATTCACGTAGTATGCTGCATTCGGAAATTGCTTCCCGAAGAACAGCGTTAAGCCCTTGCTGCAAATATTGCCGCAACATAGGCTCAACCGTGATAGTCCGTCTTGAAGAAGAATTCTTCAGGACAGAAATAAGCTTAGCTGATGCTCCGCGGAGCCTCGGTGAGAGGTCTTTTCGGCTAACCCAAGCTCTCTTCGAGCCTGAGCTAAGCCAAGAATCTCTTCTGAAAGAATAGCACTGACGTGCCGTTCGATCAACCGAGAATCCCACCGATAGTTCAGGGTCTCCTGAAGGGAGTCGAGGACTTCCCCAACGAGCGCATGAACGCCTCGATGGAAATCCCGGTTTAACCCGGTTTCCCTCGAATAAGCGGTCATGTCGATGTATCTCACGTGCTTCTTCGCACGGGAAATGCAGCGATAAACGCAAATTGGTGTCCCCGAACCATTCAGGTAGTGAACTGGAACTTCCAAGCTCACTATACAAAGCTGACCATTTCTGGTTGCCTTTATATTGCTCCTGAACTGCGCCTGGGCCGTGTCGATAGATACTTGCATCTGTAAGATCCTTTGTTATGAGGGTCCGAAGGATAAGTCTACTGACACGACCGATATAATGGTCCTGCCAGTCAGTTAGTTCAACTGAAGTGGCAGTTTCATCACATCGGTAAAACTCGTCAACCGCTTTTTGATGAAGAAGTTCCTCATCATCTTGCGCCAAGCGAGTTTTCTTAAAGAATAAGAGAAACGTGTGAACGTCCCTCAGTATCCCATATTCTATGGGTTCTTTAAGAAGCCCAGTTCTAGAGTCGAAGACTTCACTAATCATACCCTGTAAAAATACAGGGATTGATCCTCCCCGGATCTTCTTAAATCCAGGGGGGCAGGTGAACCGTTTCTCGGCGAGTCCTCTCACGAGGGCCTCGTCTAGTCGCGGTAGGGTCAGAGTTAGGAACTCTGAGCCCTCATGCTCGACTCTACGCTTGACCGTAAGCAAGTCACGGTCAAGGCCTTTCACACCAGGATTCAATCTCTTGAAATCACTTGTCAAGAGATTGTCTAGGAGAGCTATTGGACTTTTCATTGTTGCTCCTTTGGAGTTAACAATTCCAAGTCCCCTATAGCCGACGACCGCCTCAATTAGCGATCGGTTCAGAAACCGGAGGGTTGTCTTTTGTAAGACTCCCCTTACTGCTCAAGTCAAGATTGTGTGTGCAACCACCCATAACTGCCAGAACGGCAAGCATGGAGGTAACCAACACAACTCGAGCAGTCCACGTAATAAACAGGCCAGTTCGATAAGCATCGAGGGTACTCATTGAGCCTCCTTTTACGGAGCACTCATCAGGTACCCCGCTTGGTAAACAAACCAGGCGCCGATGTTCACGACTGGAACTGAATAAGACGTGCCGTCGTCACTTCAGAATCGTCTCGGTAGTCCGTCAAAGCCTTCGCCAGCGCAACAATTGCTGCGTCGGAAAAGCCAAAAGCGGGCCGGACGATTGTGAGAGACACAGAAGCAACTTGCTTCTGCGTCGCACCCGTATAAGGGTTGGTAGCATCCAAAGACTGCGTCATCTGGACGTAGTGCTTGGACCCACCACCCTTCGGTTTCGAGTGGGAGGTGGTAACGGTATAACCGTTACCGCCAGAATCCACTCGCTCCGACCCATACCCCTCTTGCTTGGTAATTGCCAAGACAAGGGCGGGGGTGGGTGATGCGGCTGGAATCGTGACAGGATCGACTAACATGGGAACGTCTCCTTGGTAAGTATAATTTACGAGCGCGGACTGAATGTCCCCGCCCTAGTATTTTGGGTTCTCGTGGCAAGTAAAGCCCCGAGAATCGACAGCTGATATCCACTCAATGATGTGGGTATGGCCGTCTGCTTCACCTCAAGGACGTTTGCAACGTTCATTCGAATTTGACATTCGAACTCGAGAACAGAACTATGAAGGTGCTTGGTATTAGTCCAACCATCCTTCATAAGAACATTGTTCACGTAAACGTTGTCATACGTAGCGGTAGTGTATGCGAAGTCAGTGACCAAACGACCGGTCGTGTGACCGGTTATGAGGCCCCAGTTGATCAGTGTAGGGTCATGGTTAATTTCCTCGATTAACTCGATGTAATTACCCAGACCCGTAAACCAGTCAACAAGCCACGTCCATGGGACGATGTTATATACGTCTATGAAACGTGGTATGACTCCAATTTTATCGGCAAAGAAGCGCCGACGAAATTGCGGTGAATTGATAGGAGGGAAATCGAAAGTCCCGTTTATTACTAAGCGGAGCTCAGATTCCCTTTCTATTCTTGACGAGTGAGATTGCTCCCACTCGGCATCATTCACCTCGTATACAAAACCGGAGACTCCCGATTCGCTAGAGAGGGAATTCCTCTTGACGCGAAAAGTCGTCGGCTTCCCAGAGCGGGAGATCAAAAAGTTTAACCTTTTTGACAACTTCTCTGGAAGAGCTAACAAGTCATCTAAGTCACGCTTTAGTTGCTTCCACCCGAAGTGGTACGATAAGTACTCACTAGGGATGTCCGAAACTGTATTCTTACCGAGAGAGAATATATTCTCTCGGAGCCTTGGGTTTCGGGTTAAGGAAGCGTACAACTTACGGAGATCATCCGCAGTCCGTTGCATAGAAGCAATAGACCTCGGTAGGTCCTTAAGCTCTGCTAAGTTACGCGAAAGAGAGTAATCTCGAGAAAATGGAGATGCTCCCTTTAGCATAGAAACAGCCTCTTTCTGGGCGTAAGCCTGGAGAAAAGCTATTTCGCTACTTCGCAGATTATCGTGAACAGAAGATGACAGAGTGGCACCATGGGGTCCTATGGTTCTGGTATAGACTTCGTAGCTTCCTGTATGATAGTCAGGGGTTCCCCCAACTGCCTTACAGGTCGCATCGGCCTCTAAACCATTAACGTACCGTAAGAACCTATAACCGAGCGTACTAACTCTTGGGGGAGAGAACATTGTGGACTTGAAGAAATCAAGCTCACCTTGTTTACTCCCTATTATGCGAGTACGCGCAGTTGTATCGTTGATCTCATCCACGAGCACCGGCTGTGAAGCCAATGCATCGTAAGTCGTGGATGTAGGAAGCGAAGTGTAGACGAGATAAGGCGATCCGCAGATAGAAATCCCTTTATAATTGGATTCCTGGCTCCAGAAAGTCTTTTCAAATCTACGCGTTCTTGTGCGTTGCAGCAAAACTGAATTCACTGCACGTTTACGAGAGCGATTCGCAGCCGTAATTGTACCGGGAGCAACCTTAAACCGATAAGTTGGGTCGATCGCAAAAGCGAAAGACTTAACAATCGACATAGGGATGAACTTGTACAAAAACGATTCAACGCCCTTGGCGCCCTTCGCGAGAGTTTCATAGCGATACTGAAACAAAGTTTCAGTGTCAAAACCTTCAGGCAGGCCGCGCGTATCACGACGCGGTACTGGATTAAGGATAATCGCCATGTCTCTCGTCTCCTCTGGTGTGAAGCAGGCATATCTCTTGAAATTAAAGAGATAATGTGCACCAAAGTGCACGTGCACCCCGTG